CCATTTCATTTTTTCTATACAGAGTGCCATTAGCAGCAAGACAATCGCCAATGTCAGATGTGTCTATCTCCTTCTCAAGCAACTTATCAATAGTTGCTGTAGGGTGTCTGTTTGGGAGCAGGGTCTCTGGTGAGAGGTTATACTGCATGATAAGGTGAGGGTATAGACTATTAAGGTCAAAACTGACAACCCAGTCATAAAACCCTGGCTTAGGTTCCTTAACATATGCACCAGCATACTTCGCGTCTTTTCTTGCTTCCTTTTTGGGAGGTATTGCAATTTTACGCTTGAGGAGTTCGACATATATGTAGTTGTCCCACATACGAACCTGCGAGAATACATCCTCAAAATTTACCTTAGCATCGTATGCCATGGTGAATGCAAGTTCTAGCAGTTTCATCTTGTCATCCAACTGGTCAACCAGGCGAACGTCAATGATGTTGTACTCTACAAACTTCTGCCAGTCTTTAGTATAGAACTCCTTGAAGGTATCATACTCGCTATGATCTACCTTGTTAGTTCCCAGTTCTACGTGGGCAATATGATCTAGTTTGTATGACGCCTGGTTGGTGTAAGTGAACTTACGATACAACTCAAGATAGTCTAGAGTTGCAACACCAGAAATGTCATAAGCAATCTGTTTGCGACCTTTGATATAGATCTCACGGCAAAGAGTTGACTTCCAAGGGGACAACAACTTTGCATCACGTTCACCAATAACACGTTCGATACGCTTACTGATGTATGTCATATCGAACAACTGGACGTTCCATCCAGTGATCACATCAGGATAGTTACTCATCCAATAATGGACAAATGCCTGCAACATGCCAACCTCAGTGCTGAAGTGCATGTAGTCCACATCCTTGTGGGTGTTGTTGAACGCATAACGTCCGAACACCTGGATGCGTCCTGTGTGAGAGTCCTTCAGGGAGATCAGAAGGATCTCCTGGTCAGCAGTCTCAACGTCAGGGAACCCGTTCTCTGCTGCTGTCTCGATGTCAAGAGTGAACACGCGAATCTGACTAGAGTCAAACTCGATCTGATCAGCAGGATATTCTTCTGCAATATATTGATTCAGGTATCGAGTTTGACCACAGATCTCAAAGTCAGGGATGTCTTTATGCTCATCCACAAACTTTCTTGCATCGCGAATAGTGCCCTGTTGTACAGGACGGACGTTCTTACCATCCAGAGTCTTCCAGCGTGAAGGTTGTTGGGTGGGGAGGTACAGCGTGGGGTTGAAAGGAACCTTGTCGCTAAATGCTACTCCGTTTTGATATCCACGAACATGGATGTTGTTACCTGCTTGCTGAACGCTGGTGTAAAACTTCATTCGCCTCGTTTGTCTTTCAAGTCATAGTAAAGTGCCGAGAACATGGCAGATGGTTCAGAAATAATCGTGATGTTTTCTGAACGTACTACCAACTCGGTATCATCGCTGTAAGGAGGAAAGGGCACTGCCCCATCCTCGTTTACCTCACAGGCATATTTTAACACACAATCGGGGTCACCCAACTCGGTGCCAGGAATCTCTTCAACCTCTGCTACGAGCCAGTGCCCGTCAAACTTCAGCAGTTTGAGCATCAGCGTCCTCTTCTACAGCGAATGGTTCAGCGACAGGATGCTCATCATGAGCACCAGCAACTCCAGCAGTTGGGGTTACGTTCTCAGGGATAGCACCGCCAGTGTTCTTACGAATCTCTGTCAGTTGTGCTTCCATGTTAGGGTTGAGGGAACCTTCTGCCCATCCTTCTTCTACTGCCTCAGCAGGCACAGGAGCGGGTGCAGGGGGGACGCCTGTCTCTTGGGTAGCAACCAGGGATGCAATCTTATTGCGGTATGCCTGTGCTAGTCCTGTGTCGGGTTCACCGATCGCCAGGATGCTGTCATAAGGGATACGGAACTGGTAGTCCACAGAATAGGGACACCACTTGCTAAACTTGACCTGAAGATCGTTGGTGCTGTCATCCATGTCGTTAACAGCAACGAGTTCAAGGATGTATGGGTTCTTCATCAAAAGACAAATACCGCGACGATCATCTCCTTCGCCTTCAAAGACTTCTTGCAAATCAGTGATGACACGCTCTCCAGACTTAAAGACAATAATTTGTTCAGCCATAATTCTCCATTGTTTCTAGTAGTATAACACAAAAAGCGAAAGGGGGCAACTGCCCCCTGTGCCAGATATTTATTTGACCATATAGGTCGTTTTTTTCATGTGGTCTGGAACAATTTTCTCTAAACTAATAATCAACAGACCATCATTAAATGCTACGTCCACAACTCTAACATCGTCACTGAGTTGCTTAGTGAATACAAATGATCTTCGTGATACTCCTTTGTGCAGGTACTCAACTTTAGGATCCGATCCTGAAGTTTTACTGGCAACTTTGAGAATGTTTGATTCAGTAGATACTTCAATCTCCTCTCTTTTAAATCCTGCGAGAGCGATTTGAATTTCGTAGTTACTGGAGTCATGTTTGATTAGGTTATACGGAGGATAGTTCGTGTTGTGATTAGACATAGAATCTAATCGATGAAACATATCACTCAGACCTACAGCGTGGGGTAGATAGATATCCCAAGTATTTGTCATTGGTAGTTCTCCTTTATTTAAGCGAGAGTTATTTTGTGTGGACCCCGAAGGCATCCATTATTATTTAATCAAGACACAAAAAAAGTGATGTGGTATAAACCGCATCACTTTGTAGGGTGTTCCGACTTTCGTAGAGACCGCACGAAAGGTCTCAAGTCTATTTATGCCTCAGGTTTCTTTCTACCAATGTTGTATTTGGATTCAAGGATCCATTCTCCCTTATCCTTATAGGAGAGAACTTTAATCTGGTTGAGGGGTGCAACGTCTTCGATCTGAGACTTATCAACAATAGAAATAAGACCCCAATCAGAAAGAAGTTGAGCGATGCGGTTGCGGCGTTGGACATCATTCAAAGATAGGTTAGTGTTCTTTCCGTCCAGTGCAAAGAGTTCTTTGAAGTGGACAATATAATACTTGCCTTGCTTATGCAGGATGTGACAAGATTGATATAGTTTTCTGTCTTTCCGTGAGGCAACACCAATACGTGTAAGTGTCTCTCTTACTTTTAAGAAGTCATCTGGTTCGTTCAAAACAACCTCCACCATATCAGAAGGTTGCCACTGGATTTCAGTTTCAGTCATCGTCTACCGCCTGTATCTAATAATTTTTTTATCTCTTCAAGATCAGAATTAGTAAGGATTCTAAGGGCGGCGACCGCTTTACTATGGTTATATCCATAATATTGCTTCACCAATTCAAGATTCTCTAATTCATTTTTTCTCATCCATGGAGCAAAACGCTTCCTTGGCTTCAAACTATTTAGATAAAAATCATATTGCATCTTCTTATCAATGTGATTCTGTACGTTCATTTCGTTTGCGAACAGAATCGAATCAGGATGAGACGACAGGCATTTGTTGATAATAAAAGGGGGATAACCTTTAACGGCATCCCCATCTTCGTCCATCAGATTCTTCTTTGATTGGTTGATCGTATACAGGTAATCTTTCAGTTCGTACTTCATTGAAGTGTCTATAAAATGATAAAATGTTTCCAGATATAATAAACAGGTTGGTCAGAACCAACTGAAGCATGATAAGACTTCTGATGATGGCAATCTTATCTGCTTCCTTCTCGTCTCTCCCTTCTTTCTGACCAAGTGCTTTCGCCCAAAGTCTCCACATTAGAACTTCGCTGTGACTCCGATGATTCTAGCATTAGGGTTGCGAGCAAGGGCAACTTCCTTTGCCTCTTCGTAGTTACGAGCATAAACCTCTTCAGCGAAGACCTTGCCAGCAACGTAGAGTTTCACTTCACATTTCATAGTTGGTTAGGACGAGTTCCTTGCGAGACGCTTGATCTGTATTATAACTCCCCACGCTCCTCATGGTGTAAGTGTGTGCAAATTCCGCAGCTGTCCACCCGTCGAAGCGGTCTCGGATCAGTTGCGACGAATTGTACGATATAAGTTGAGGAGAGATAAAACGATCACACTTGATAGCAAAATGATCGTGGTTGAATCCCTTGTGCATGTCACCTCTACGACCATATAAGTTGGATCCAATTTCGTAGGGGGGATCGAGATATATGAAGGTTGACTTGCTGTCGCTAAGGAGTTGTTCATAACCAAGGTTTGTAATTTTCCAGTTACCAATCAATGCCTGATAGTCTGGTAACTTTTCGATGCCTCTCAGCGAGAAGTTGCTATCACTTGCCTGCTTGGAGAATGATGATGACTCTGTGAGACCTGAGAAACTGCACTTATTGACAACGTAAAAAGACACAGCACGATGGATGTCTTCAGTGTCTTTAATATCTTTGGCGAGGTAGTCCTTAGCATCCAGAAATAGACTCTTGGCAGAGGTTGGATCTGGATGTCGCTGTTTAAGCTGGAGTAGAATGTTCTTAAGATCATGCCCATTGTCTTGTAGAACTCGCCAAAAATTATATAGAGGTTCGTACAGATCATTCACCCAAATATCGAGATGTGGGTAACGTTTAGTTACTTCCAATGCTACAGAACCACCGCCCAGAAAGGGTTCATGGTAGTCAGTATATCCTGACAGATCAGGAATGTATTGGAAGAGTTTACTCAGGGCACGACTTTTACCCCCTGGATATCTGAGGGGTGTCTTCAGTGATTTCAAAGTCTGGGTCATGATATTTAAGGTATTCACGAAAGATGTGCTTCATTTCACGCTCGGTCATTCCACAATGAGCGGCGGCAGCAGGAAGGTTCATAGTAGCATGAAACAAACCACTATTTGCTTCTGCTACATTCTCAGGCGTCGTCTTCACCATCGACTTGATCGAAGTGCTCGATTTGACTGGCGACGACGATATGTTGTCCATTGATTTTGTACTCATGTTCTCCTTTATCCTCATTGAATCCCAGGTACATTAGATCATCATCCATGAACAGGTTCTCTCGCAACGCTGCTTGTATTTTATGATGGATAAGT